CTTTATTGAGGTTTATGGCAAACTGATACTGCATCCCTTGATTTCCTACATTACAAGAGTAGCATTGGCTTTTTGCATTTCGTTCTGACCACCTCAAAATATAATGCCTCCTGGATATGAAGTGGCCACATTGCATATAATCTTGATAATGTCTTTTAGTGTTACAAGTATAACACTTTACAAAACCATTTTTATCTGCTGATTTTAACCTAATATATATTGAAAATAAAGTATCTAATTTTTTTACTAGATATTTTCTACTAGGTTTTTTAGCCATTATTTATCTTGAGATTGTAAGAATTTATTACCTACTTCTGCATTAATCTTTGATATAGCTTTATAAATATATCTACTATTTTTTCTAATATTATTTCTATCTTTTTTAGATATACCTATTCCAATATTATTAGCTATATAATTAGATCTTATTTCTAGTAATCTATCTATTTTATCTTTGTTTTTAATAGTTTTATAACCTACTATTTTATCTATTGTATCTGTATTAAAACTCATATTGTTTATAAATATAACGATTTATTAACTATAATTTTGAAAACAAAGAAAGAAAAAGAAAGTAAACAAAGAAAAAGAAAGAAAAATAACCCCCCCAAAAAAAAAGAAACAATAATATTTACAAGATCCAACAGGAGTGATTACCTGAAGTTTAGCAACTTATTCTGATTTGCAACAGTTTAACAAATATATAATTTTTTTTTATCTACCCTGCCCTCTATATTTTTTTTTATATCCTTTTGAGCTTTTTAACCTGGATAAATTTTTACTATGAGGATGAGATTTCTTTTTAGGCTTTTTATAAATAGCTATATTAATTTTTCTAGCCATTATTTTTTAAATAAACTTGTAGCTTTTTCTGTTGTCCTCCCTCCAAAATAAGCTAATACTACAGCCATCATTACTTTTTCAAATGTATCGTTCCAAAGGCTATTAATTTGAAATGGGATATTTTCTACACTATCTAAAATACCTGCTAAAGAAAAAATACATATACACCAAACTAAAACTAAAGGCCTTACATTTTTACTAAGCCAAGAATCTGACATACTATCTGCTTTCCATCTTTCGCTTATTTCTTCTATCTCTTTATTTTGCTGTTCGTAAATAAGCTGTTGTAGCTTGATTTTATCCTCTTGTGATACATCTGCCTTAGTAATCTCTGATAGTGCCTCTTGAGGGCTTGTAACACCCTGTAGCACATTAGCTAGGGTAGGATTAATAACACTTGCAGCTCCTAATAAAAGTTTCCCTACTGTAGTTTGTTTGAAAGGTTTTTTACTCATTACTTATCTTTAAAGGCTTTATAACACATTGCTATAGCTTGTTCTTTAGTATGGTATTGAGATAACTCAGGTACACATCTTATCATAAAATCTTTCTGATCTTCTCCAGGTTTTGGTTTTGGTATTGGCATCTTAATATATTTTTATATGTAACACTAAAAAAAGAAAATAAATATTAATTTCTAAAAAATCATCTTGATCATCTTTAGGATGTACTGTTGCTCCTAATAAAAAACAATAACCATCTAAAGATCTATCTATAATTGCTACTTCGTATCTCACATCTTATAGTAAGTTGCTTGGCTACCTTTATACTTTGCTACTAAAACATTGTTTCTATTAGCCTTTTTACTTACATAAGATAAATGAATCCATCTTGGAGATCCATCTTCACTATCAGGAGATTTTCCAAATTCCCAAATGAGCTGATCCACATCTAAATTATCTTTAATCCAAAAGAATAATTCTCTATTAGATTTCTCTCCTAAAGTTGTTAAATCTATAGCTTGGCCTTTAGTATGCTGAGATGTCTTAGAAGAGTTTGGAATTGCCTCACAAAGCTCTTGAGATCTGTACATACTATTAACTCTAATAGGATGATCACACCACTCTCTTAAAGGCTCAAAACACTTCTCAGCTACCAATCTCATATTTTTTAAGTGTGCTTCTGTAGGCACATTCTTAATTTTGAGTTTTTTAGCAGTCTGAGAAAATGTCGCTTCTTTATAGCTTATATTCTCACTTACTTTCTTCGTCTTTGATTTCTTCGTAGCTTCCATCTTTTAAATCTATGTTTACTTTACCATATTTTTTTTCCAAAGTTTTTTTTGAATCTTCTTGTTCTTTAACAACTTGACCATATAAATGATTAAGAGAATGTTTTTGAGTTTCTAATAATCCTAAGTCGTGCAGTATTGCACCTTTTTTTTGTTCTTGTTCTTGGATTGTCTTTAACTCATCTTTTGAAATTTTACTCATTTTTTTAAATTTAATTAATAATTACAAATATACTATTTCTTTTTAAGTTCTTCAATTTCAGCTTTTAATTCTTGTATTGACTTAACTAATAAAGGAACGATTTTTGAGTAATCTACTGACTGCATTTTTTTACCATCTTTTTCTCCTGCTACTGCTTGAGGTAAAACTTCATCAAGTTCGTGAGCAAGAACACCATAGCCTCTACTATCATCTACCTTCCATTTATAGTCATAAACTGATATTTTAGAAACTTTATCAAGTCCATCAAAATCTTTTAAATCTTCTTTTAATCTATAATCTGAAGATGTATTAAAAGCAGTTGCAGAGCCATTTGTTGTTATAGAGCCAACTGTACTATTAGGATTTGCAAACTCTTGATGGTATTCTGTACCTGTGCCTGAACTACTTGATTTTAAATCTACAGTATTAGGATTACTTTCAAATTGTTTCCCTTTGCTTCCTGTACTATAAGTGGTTGTTCCAATAACGATATGTCCAGACCCATCTATAACCATCCTTGTTGTTGCTGTTGTATTATTTGCTGCTGCTGTTCCAAAGACAATTTTTGAGCCACCATTTATACCCTGTAAACCTATATGGGCGTGAGATTTATTTGAATCTACAAAACTCCCTGTATTTGGATTTCTTTGTGTATTGAATTGTAAATTAGTACCATCAAAATCTAAGAAACCTGCATTACTTGAACCTTGACCAATAACTATTTCTCCAGTTGGTAAGAATTTCATTTTCTCTGTTACAGAGCCATTAGTCATAGTATTAACTGTGAAAATACCATCTTCTGTACCTCCTGTATAGTCAGATATATATTGAATAAGTGAAGCATAAGTAGTTGTATTATCTCCATCATCTTTTGCTTGGAATTTAATACCAGACCTGTTTGATTCGGCTGCTGTTGAAGGTAAATGTTGAATTGCTATATACGCTCCTGTATCTCCTGCTCTATTTCCAGTAAACCAAGCAACCTCTGTATCTGTTGTATCTGTAACTGAAAGTATTGGAGAATTACCATCTCCTGAACCTGTTATAACTGTTTCACCATTTTGTTTTACTTTTACAATAGCATTACCTGTTGTAGCAGCAGCAGTATCTAAACTTGCACCTGCAACTCTACCTATTTGCCACTCATCAGCATTATTATAACGAGTACCCATATACCAAGTAGAATCTTTGCCCTCATTGAACATAAACACCCCTTGCCCTCTTGCTTCTGGACTATCTGATGTATCACTACTAATTACTATTGCTCCTTGCGTATAACTTGTACCACTACCATAAAAATAAGCAGATAAACTTCCACCATTATTGATAGACATTGCACCACCATTTGTAGTAAGTATTCCGCCTGCTGTAATATTATTATTAAATGTTGCTGCACCTGCATTTGACATATCTAAAGTCAAAGCAGTTACAGAACTTCCATTATCAAGCCCACTAAAAATAATATCTTTGTCATCTATCGGTTGGTTTATGTAAAAATTATCTGATGATTTGAAGAATTTACCAAATAAAGTACCACTACCTTTTAAATGAATTTCTGATGAACCTGAATCTAAAATAACTTCTCCTGCTGCATCTACTACAAACTCATCTGAGGATTGTATAGTAAAATCTCCTGTTCCATTATTTATAAATCCATTTGCCCCATTGTGATACATTTGTAAATCGTTATCATCACCAAGTTGTAATTGTGCTGAATCTGAATCTAAATGTACGCTTCCACTAAATGTTGTTGCTAATGTTGAAAAATTAGTTGTTATAACTGAAGTTCCACTACTCGCTTTAAAAGATAAAGTATTTGTTCCTGTTTCAAGATAATTATTTCCTGTTCCACTACCATTATAATCAAATGTTATTCTTGATAATAAAGTAATATTACTATTGAAAGTTGCAGCACCAGCTTCAGACATATCTAAGGTTAGAGCAGTAATTGTAGAACCACCATCGTTTCCTTTGAATATTATGTCTTTATCTTGTATTGATGCAAATATTGCTAAGTCATCACTATCATCTTTAAATTTACCATATTCAACTCCATCAACTTTTAACCTTATATCATTTCCACCTGCATCTAATATTAAATCATTGTCTGCATCTAATACTAAATCATCAACTGTTGCTATTGTTAAAAGACCTGCTCCTGTTTCTGTTAAGGTTGCAGCATTTGAGCCATCTCCTGTAATAGATAATGCTCCTGTTAAAGTTGCTCCTGCCGAAGTAGTTTCAAACTTTTTAGAGTTATCGTAATAAAGGTTTACAGCACCATCCTCATTGGCATCAATAGAGCTTTCTCCATTAGCACCTTGTAGCCTTATAGCACTACTTCCCCTTATAAATAAAAGACCTGTTCCTGTATCTGTGATGTAACTATCGTTGCCATCGTGATAGATTTGTAGGTCTGGAGTTGTTACATTACCAAATGTTAATTTTACATTATCTCCAAAAGTAGCCTCTTTAGCAAATCTTGTTTTTACTACACCACCATCTAACCAGAAATATGAAGTAGCACTTCCACCAGAACCAGTACTATCGGCATTAAAACTCATATCTCCTGCAGCTTTATGATTTCTAAATAGCATATCATTTCCATTATGATATATGTCAGAATCATTTGAATCTCCGAATTGTAACTTTATATCATCCATAAATCTCGCATCAACTGGAAATTCTGTGTAGTTAGATAAACCATCACATTTTATATAAGTAGTTGGAGAACCTGAGCCATTATCTGTTTGAAGATATATATTTTTGTCAGTACCATTGTTTTTAATATATAAATGTCCTGAAGTAGTAGCTGATTTCGTTATATAAGCATTATCTCCTGTAACTCCAATTTCTAATTCCCAAGCAGAATTTGTACCTCCATAAGTAGCATATTTAGTATCTGCTAAATGTGTTCTTCCTGCAAATGTTGCATTTTGAGAAGAATCTATATTTAAGGCATCTGTACCACCTGTTCTTATTTTAAAAGTATTTGCACTTGGAAAACCAAATTTTGTATCTGCATCTCCATCGTGTAATATATAATCAGCAATATTTAATGTATCAGCACCTGTAAATGTAGCATTAACAGCAGTTAAACCATCAATTATTAAACTTGCTGCTTGATATCCTGTACCTGATATATTTACAGTAGTCGTTGGCTCGGCTGTAACTCCTTTAAATAATCTATATACTTCTGTTCCACTTGAAGCATCCATAAATAATCCTGTATATCTTTGAGTACCATCATTATATCTGCCATAAAAACCAATATCAACTGTATTAGCAGCATTGTCTTTTGCCATTGATATCAAAGGATCTTCTACATTAAAATGGTCTGTATTTACTGTTGTTGTTGTTCCATTAACTGTTAAATCGCCACTAATTGTAACATCTTGTGCGAATGAAGCATTACCACTTGAATCTATGCCTAATCTTTCATTACCACCATTAAGAACTTTAAATGTAGTAGTATCTACTTTTAAATGCCCCCATCTTACTGATGACTGCCCAATATTAAGTGTGTCAGCATTATCAGCATCTGATTGTATATAAGAATTACTCCTACTTAAAGTCAAACCAGTTTCAGAAAGAGTTGCTGTATCAGAACCACTTGCAACGACACTTCCTGTAACACTAATTCCTGTACTTGTAGTTTCAAATTTCTTTGAATTATCGTGGTATAAATCTACACCACCATTACCTCCAAATTTAGCAGCCATTTCGCCACCTTGTACTTTTATATCAACATCATCAGCACCCTGTAAAACAAGGTCATCCCCTGTGCTTGTAATCCATAAATCTCCAGTTGAATTTTCAATAAAAGATTCTGTGCCATCGTGATAGATTTCTAAGTCCTGTGAATCTCCTAATCTGATTTTTTCATTATCGCCCATATCCAAACCATCAGCAACTGCAACTCCTGTAATTGTAACACCTGTAGCTGTTGTTTCAAGTTTAAGTGAATTATCGTAAAATAATTTTATTGCTCCATTTGGATATGCTAAAAGAGAATCTTCATTAGAATTTCCTAACAACGCAATAGCAGTACCATTAGTTTTTATTCTTAAATCTCCTGTTCCTGTATCTTCAATATAAGAGTGTGAACCATCGTGATAGATTTGTAAATCCTGAGATGCACCGAATTTAAGTTTACCTCCATCCCCATCAACAGCCATCAATATATCTTTATAGGTTAATATTGATTCAATTCCTCCATCTAATTGTAAATATGTAGTGCTTCCTCCACTTCCATCATCCAAGAAAAAAGTTATATCGCTATTGTCAGCTTCCTGTATAATATTAAAATGCCCTGTATTGTTTTCTATTTTACTATTTGAGCCATCGTGTTTTAAGCTAAAATCCCCTGCATCTCCCATAGTAATAGAATCATTATCTCCTAAAACTAAACCATCTGCTGTTACTGTTCCTGTTACTACAGCACCTGAACTTCCTACCTCTAGCTTTTGACTACCATTATCATATAGTCTAACTCCTCCTACTTCATCAGCTTGAATCAAATCTGAACCATCACTACCCTGTAATCTTAATGACTGAGATTTAATTCTTAATTCCCCTGTTCCTGTGTCTGCTATATATGAGTTTGAGGCATCGTGATAGATTTCTAAATCTGGAGTTGCATAATTACCAAAAACTGCTTTTACATTATCATCAAAATGTATATTTTTATTTACCAATATTGTTGTATGACTACCATCTAACTTAAAATAAGTTTCATAACCTCCTGAGCCATTATCTGATTGAAATATTATATCTTTATCATCAGCTTTATTAATAAAATACATATCCCCTGTTGTGTTACTATAATAAGCATCACTACCATCATTATAAATCTCCAAATCATTGTCTGTTCCAAATCTTGCCTTAGCACTATCTGAAAAATCTACATTAGAGCTAAATGTAGCTCCTGTAAATACTGAGCCACCTGTTGCTGTTAGTCCTCCTGTAACTGTAGCTCCATCTGAAGTTGTTTCAAATTTCTTGCTGTCATTAAAGTAGATTTCTGATTTTCCTCCTGCATAAAACGCAGCTAAGGTTCTTGCTGAATTATCTTTTAAAATTATATTTGAGTTGCCTATTAAGTTTCCTCCAAAAGTAGTTGTACCTGCTATTACTATATTTGTTGGTAATCCTATTTGAAGCTGTTGGCTACCTGCTGAAGTTTCTATTTCGTTTGCTGTTCCTACTACTGCAAAAGTTTGGCTATCTAAATCTACTGATCCTGTTCCTGAATCTCCACTAAAATCTAAGTCCTCTAAAGTTATTCTGGAGGCTACATAATCAACTACTGCTGCACTTGTTGGAATTGTAGTATCATTATCATTTGAGGCAATTCCATCGGCCTCATCTACAAATTTAGTAATAGAGATATTCTCTCCTGTATCCTTAAGTGTACCCCATTCTAAAATATTAGTTACTTTAAGATCTCCTGCATTGTTTATATGAATACCTGATCCATTACCCAATCCATCAGATAATTCTCTTAGAGAGGCTGAAATAACTGCTGAGTCAATCGTTTTAATTAAACCGACATAAGAGTTACTAATTTTTGTGTTAAATAAACTTGCCATTTTTTTGCTTTATGTTTTTATTTTTTTTTTCATTTAAAAAAGTTTTTAACTTCTCTATATTATTCTTTTTAGGTTTATATCTCATAATACCCATCCATTAAAGGTAGATTCATTTGTAGGAGATATTTGGTCATTTGTATTATTGGTAAATTCAGGATAACTACTTTGATTAAAATCCATATAAGATTGAAATCTCCTTTGATACCATTCAGCGTTTGTTCTCGCTTTCTCTACTAAATAATCTACTTCATTTTTTGATACTGTTTCAGCAGTATCAGATGAGTGTTTAAATATCCCTCCTCCCCTTATTTGGTATGCAATAAATGGAATTATATTTACTTGACTAAACCAGATTAGCATTGGAGCTATATAATCATTTAATAATGTTTTATATTTAGCATTATCATTAAGATCTATATCTCCTGAAGTAATTAAACTACTTATCTTGTTATATAACGAAGTACCTATTATGTTTTGTATGTCTATCTGCTGAGATAATTTTATAAATTGAATATACTTATCTACATCAATATTTCCATCCATTATGGAGTTTCTTAATACATCTTCTGGTTTTATAAATAATGCTACTGCCATCTTATTTCTTCTTTTTTGGTTTCCATCCAGGATAATGCCCTTCATTAGGCATCCTTACAGGAGGCTTAATTGCTAATTTAGATCCTGGAGTTTTTCTATCATATCTTTTAGGAATAGTTCTAGTTGCTTTATAATCTTCTAAATTATTTGATTCTTCAGTATTTGCTCTTAATCTATATAATTTTCTTTTCCAAATATGCCTACAATAAACCCCTCCCTTAAATTTAAATAAATCAAAGGCTTTACCTTTATGGCCTAATTGCTTATTAACTCCATCTTCTGAGGCTCTATCAATATCCTCAATAGTCCATACTATACCTTTTTTTGAGAGATTCATCATATTAACACAAAACTCTCTAGATTTATTACCATCTTTCATTTTTTTAGTAGATCCTACTGCATAACTATATCTAATTTTATAAACTCCATTAGGAGAATCTAAAACACTATAAACATTTCCATTCTTTCTAGAATAAATTTCATCCTTTAATCCTAATAAATTTCTCACTTTTGAAAGAGTGCTTTTTTTCTCTGTAATTAAATAATTAGCCCAATCTTCATTATCTACATCATCATCATTATCAATCTCATCTACAAAAACATAATCATCACTCATCTCCTCTCCTGATTCTGCTAAAATTCCTAATACTCTTTTTGCCTCTTCATCACTCATCTCTCTATCATCTTTACTTAGATCTTCTTGCTTAATTCCTGTTTCTTCTTCTATTGTGTCATCATCTTGTATTTCTTCATCTATTTCAGTAAATTCTAGAGGCTGTAAAGTAATAAAATAAAGGTTTAAGGTTATATTATTATAAGCTAATAACTTATCAAAGTTTTCTATTAATAATTCCTGGAAGGGCCTTATAATTGTATTATCAAAAAGTAAACTAGCAGTTTTAATCTCATCTGCATTGTTACCTAGTCCTGTACTATCTTTAATTCCTAATAACATAGGAGAAACTACTCTATGAGCTAACATAATCTTCTTTGTGCTTTCCTCACTAAGGAATTGATACTGCTGATGAGCATCTGATAATTGTACAGGAGTTATTTCTGCTTGGGCCTCTCTATTATCATTAAAGGCTAAAATAAACTTCCCAGCATTACTAGATCCACTAAATTTCTGAGCAATTTTATGCTCTAATAATCTTCTCTCTTCTTCATTAGGAATACCATTATTGAAATTAATTAACATTGAAGGGCTTAGACCTTGTTGAATATTATTGATATGGTAATTTGAGATCTCTTCTTCTAGTAAACAATATTGAATACCACCTTGATAATCTACAGGAGTATAATAATAAAAACCTGCTGAGTAAGGTTGGATATACATAATCTCTATTGATTCTTTACTTTTACCAAAAGCTGGAATCCTTCTTGGTTTATCTAAAGGTTTAATTTCTGCCCAATCTTTAAAATAATAATAAGCTGGAACTTCTCCATCATCATTTGCTTTTTCAGCTCTTAATGTTTCTATAGGCAAATGTTCTAATTGAGCAATACTTTTTCTATCCTTAGAATAGATAACCTGTATGGCACATTGGCCCATTAATTTTAGATCATAAGATAATTTTCTAACTGTATTAGGTTTCAAAAGAGTAATCATTTGTGCATACTCTTCAGGCTTTTTATTTGCATCAGTAGCATTTAAACCTTTACCATAAATTTGTTGTGAGATCCCATTTATTGCAGCCGAATTTGTTGGAGATCCATTATATCTTTCTATCAGATATTGAAAATAATTATTATCATCTCCATACTCTACCCAATCTTTATTAACTACTTCTTTAATTTGAGGAGCAGTATAACTACTTAAATTAACAAAACTAACTTCTGATTTAGAATGTTTTGTGTATTGTCCTAAACTGTTTCTTAATCTTTTTTTCATATTACAATATACTCATTATTGTAAGAATCATTTGTTTTGTACTGATCCTTATTAATATTATAATGATCATTATCATTTAATTGATCTATATCTTGATCTGTTACAAAAATTCTGTCTTTATAAATTCTTTCTTTTTGATTGGAATCTGTTTGCCATACTTCATCATATAGTTCCCAATAACTCAAATTCATATTCCAATAATTAAAATCAGCATATAAATCTAAATCATAAAATCTGTTTTCTTTAAAAATAGATGCACTTAAAGAATCAACATAACTATTAGTGAATACCATAAAATCTCCACTTGTAGTAACTGTATCTTCAAAATAATCATAGTTCTTATTTAACCAATTATCCCTTACATCAATAGTAAATGATCCAAGAAAATCTCTTGGTATTACGCTTAAAGTTTGAGATGCTGAGGTAGTAATTACAATCATTGCTTATATAACGAATTAATTAAATTAATTTGTAAAATAAAAAAGCACCCTATAAAGAGTGCTTTCTTAAATTAAACTAAAATTAGATATATTTTAATTTGGAGTTATTTGAGTTGCTGAGATAGCAGATGTAATAACACCTGAATCTATAAATGCTGGAGCTTTTTCTTCTTGGCCCTCTAATGTTAGAGTGAATCCATAAAGATCCCCTGATGCTGCTCCTGTTACTATTGTTCCTCCTGTTACTTCACATCCATTCTCTAAACCACAAAGGAATTGATTTCCTAAGTAATCTTCTACTACAATATGAGGCCTAGCAACTATAATTAATTGTAATTCTTGCTGAGTAGCATTATCTAAAAATGGTAAAGTAAGATTCAAAGTTTGAGCGTAGAATGTCGTTCCATTCTCTCTAGAACTATTTACTGTTGTTTCTAAACTAGAATTACCCTTTACATCAAATTCAAACCAGGCTTCAGATCCTGCAATAGCAGATATAGTACCATCAGCATCTACAGTAACAGCTCCTAAAGTGCCATAATCTGCGAAATAAACTTTTTTTATTCCTCCAAATCCTGTTTTACAAGGTAATTTTCTTCCTGTCGTTAATACACAAGCCATATTATTATTTTTTTAAAAGTTAAACAAAAAGGGTAGGGTATTAAATCTACCCCTTCTTATTATATTATACTGTTGGATCGTATAAAACAACTTCAGTTCCATATCCATACTGAACTCCTGAAGTAAATCTCATTATTACTCTAACATTTTGCGATCCATCTAAATCAGCCATTGATAAAGTTTTACAAAGATTATGCTCGTTCATAAGGCCAGTTCCAAAAAATAGATTAGATTTTTGAGCTAATACCATTTGATTATCAGTTAATCCAGGAGCTAAGAATATATTTACTCCATCAAAAGATAAATCTTGCCCTGAATACCACATTTGGCCTTGATCATTAAGACCATTTGCACCAACTCCGATTGAATAACCTCCTAAAGCTCTTACATAAGCCTTAGCTACATTTTGAGAAACATAAAGGTTTAGATCTGGTTTAGAATAAACTGCTGATGCACACGCATCTACCACTTTACCCATTTCAGCTACAACATTAGCGTGAGTAACAGTTGTACCTGTAATATCAGAAACATCTGTATCTGCTTTGAATAGAGTTACTAATCCATCAAATTCTCCTGCTGTTGCATTAGCACCATTCCAAATTGTCTGCTCAGTTTGTTGAGCAACTTGAGCAGCTACTTCTGCAATCAAGAAATCACTAAATTTCTTAGGGATTGTATCGTAGGCTGAGTAACCCATTTCTGCTGCCTCCCAAGAACTCACAAATGGAGTCAAACAAAATTCATTATTTATTTGAAATTCCTCTGGCTGGAGAACTTTCTCAGTTAGAGTTATATTTCCTGCTGAAGTAAAATCACAACTCGCATTAGCTATCAAACCTGATACTGCCATCTTGCTGATGTTAGATTTATATTTAATATTGGGCATTACTTCAATACCACCTTTTGCGATTGTATCGCCTGAAAGTAATGCAGCAGCGATATATCGCCCTGCCCAAGTACCCTCATAATTGCTAGTTACACTTAAAGCCATTTTATTTATATTTATTAGTTATTTAATTTTTCAAAGATTCTATCTTTAATAGTCATTCTTCTGTTTTGTGAAAATTGAAATCCTGATGCTTTTTCTCCTGATTTAGTTTCAGGGCTATGTTTAATAGGATCAGTAGCTGGTTTAGAAAGTTCTTCTACTTTTTCAGCTTTTACTTCAACTTTAGCCAATTCTGCTTCAGTATCTACTTCTTCAACTTTTTCAGAATTTGGTTCTTTATCTTTTTTAAGATCTGCTATAGCATCTTCAAGATTTTGGATTCTTTTTTCCATACCTTTCCAATCAGCTACATCAGCCTCTTCTTTACGATCTTCTTCTTCTTCTAATTTAGCTTGAGTAAGATCATCAATTAAGCCCTCTTCTTTTACTACTAAAACCTCTCCTGATTCTAGTTCGTAAGATCCGATTGGCATTTTTACTTTATCCTCATCTGTTTTGATGAAAACTTCTTTACCTTTAGAAAAAGCCTCAGCAGTTATTACTGTACCATTTTCTAATTTCCTATCTTCAAGATCTACTTGAATATCTAGGATTGTTTTAATTTTATTAAGCATATCACTACTTTTCATAATTACTATATTAACGATTTATAAATTTAATTTTGCATTTTCAGGATGCTACCCTATTAATTACACCTATTCCTTGAGCAAATATTGATCCATCACAACACTCTATAGAATATGTATTTTTATCTTTACAATAACAAGCTCTTCTATTTCCTATAGGGCTTGTACGACTTGGATAATAATTTTTATTTTTTCTCACTTAATTGCTTGAGTTTAGTTTCTGCCCATTTCTTAGCTGCTAAGCCTCCCCATAATAAATAAGATATTGTGCCACAGGCCTCTCTATCCTCTGCATTATAGTACTCCTCTGCTTTTGATAAATAAGAATACATCCTTTTGATTGCTTGTTCACTTATAGGCTTTCCTTGAGCTAATTGAGATGCTCTAATTTTACTGACTTCTGTAGCACACTTATTCTTTAATTTTTTATTAAGTTCAATACCTTTTTTTGCATTGTTTTTTACTGCAATAGGATAATCTTTATAGGTTTCTAAAATTAAATTTTTACCTTCTTTATATCTAGCATCCTCCTTAATAATTCCTGTAATCATATTAAGCATATATTTTGCCTCTTCTTCTTCTATCTTTGTAAGCTCATCTTTGTTTGATTTAGGCATTTCCATACGATCAGCAAAAAATCCTTCAATACTAAAGCCTTTTACTTTACCTGATTTAACATACTCATTCCAAACCTCATCATTGTTTACTTTAACAGCACCCATCCAAGTTCCAACAGGTACATCAAAACCATATTTCCTGGACTTATCTAATTTCTCATCATCTACTAACCAGCTTTCAACTAAAGTAAGGCCATTAATTTCGTGGCTATGTTCTAAAGTAGAATTATTTTGATTGCCATTTCTAAGATAAAGCTGAGATGCTTTTGCTATAGTATCTTTTGAAAAGTAAATATAATACTCTCCATTTAGGTTTTTTCTATATATGGGCCGATTAGGAACAAGAAGAGGGCCTAATAGGATCTTCTTTTTCTTATCAATTTCAGCTAATTTTATTTCTTGATCTTTAAGGGCAATAAAATCTTCTTCTATTGCTGGATTTTCTACTATTGAAATTGCTTCAACTCCTGTTATCTCTTGATCTTCATCTAATATTAATTCTACTATCTTCATAACTTAATAACGATTTTTATATTATATTTTGTATTATAATGATGCTCCATCTATTATATTTCTTTCTAATCCCTGAGCAGTAGTTACATCATTACTAACTACAAAGGCTTGAACAGGATCTTGATTTCCTAAAGCACTTGCTATCTGACTTATACCAGATCCTCCAACTCCTGTTACTTCAGGAGGAGTAGATTCTACTGAAGGGCTAATTGTAGGAATTGATGGAGGAGTAGATTCAGATCCTCTTGAACTTCCTCCTAAAGATGAGGCTACTGTTTTCTGTTTTTTGATAGCAGACATAATACCTGTTACTATACCTATAGCTGTTCCAGCATAAGCTATAAGGCCTGGTATAGCTGCTGGAAACCCTAAAGCAAGAGTTGCATTTAATCCTGATGCAGTATCAGTACCACTTTTAACTGCTTTCATTTGACCATCTACCATCATCATAGTTGCCTTTTGTTTTATCACGCCTAGCTCTATTAATAATTCTTGAGCTGCCATTAATTGTTTAGCTACTAAAGCAGCCTTACCTAATGCTGATTCTGCTCCAAAAATTTGAGTAATAATATGAAGAGATTGTAACTTCATAGCTCTTTTTTCATCTTCTATTTTTTGAGCTTCAGCTAATTCTTTTTCTCTATCAGCAGTTTTTTTATCTGCTAATTCTTTTTCTTTAGCATCATCTTCAGCATCATACTCAGCTTGTTTAGCAACTAAAGCCTCTCTTCTGGCTGCATCTAATTCATCAGTTACTAGGTTTTGTTCTTCTGCTTGAAGTAAAAGATTTTGGAAATGTTCTTCAATCTTAATTAATTCTAAAGCTCTTTTTTCTTCTTTTGAAACAGCCTCAGCATCTCTTATTTGTTTTTTAAGCTCAGCTAGTTTTTTAGCATTTTCTACTTCTTTAGCATCAGCCTCTTTTTGTGCTGCCTTTTCAGCAGCCTCTTCAGCTTTTCTTTCTGCTTTAGCCTCTCTTAAATTTGTAGTAATCTCAGCAGTAAGTGTTTTTTGTTTCTTTAATCTTGATGCCTCTAATTCAATAACCTTAGCTCTTAATGCAGCCTCTTCATCTAGATCTTCTTTTGTAGATTTACTTAATGAATTTTCTAATGTCTTAGCATCAGCTCTTAATTTAGCTGCTTCAATTTCTTTAAGTGTAATTTCTTCTTCTATTCTACCTGCCTCTTTTAATGCTGCTATTCTATCTCCAATAGAAACATTTTCTTTATCAGCAGCTATTTCTCTAAGCTCATTAAATTTTCTAGTAGCCTCAGCTCTATCTATTTGTAATTGCCTTTCTAATTTATCAGCCTTTGCTCTAGCATCAGCAAGTTCTCCAGCCTTTTTAATTTCTTTTGAAGTTTCTTCTCCAAAGTTTTTAATACCTTCTGTTACTGCATTTATTGATTCTCTAGCTCCTTTAAAATCTCCTGAAAATACTTTGATTACTGCAAATCCAAAATCTGAAAGTATATCAGTAACATTTCCAATTACTACTTTAATTTGAGTAAACCATCTACTCATTTTATTTTGGCCCTCTTCTGATGAAGTTAATGCACTTGCTATACCAGCTATTGCTGCAATAATAGGTACTGCTACAAAAGCAACTGCTGCTAATCTAGCTAATTTTAAACCTTTAGCAGCTCCTCCAACACTTCCTGTAAAGTTTTTTGTAGAACTAATTAAGCCACCTGTTTGACTATCTAAAATACCTAATACTCCAGTATAATCAGCAGCATCTTTTTTAGATTTTTTAAGTGTATCATTGGCTCTTTTTCTATCTTTGTTTACATCTTTAAGGCCTTGTTTTTCTTCTATTAATCTGTTTTTAGTTTCTTTTATTTTTTTGTTTAAGGCATCTCTTCTTTGCATTGCCTTCCCAGACATCCCCTCTGTTTCAGAAAGTTTTTTATTATATCCTGCAAGTTCTTTCTCTAGACCTGATACTAAATCTTCCTGAGCCTCAAAGGATTTATTAAGCTCATCTACATTAGCTTGAGCATCTTTAGTAGATACTTTTAATTCGTATGTTTTAGATACTACTGCCATTTAAGTTCATTTTTAACTTGTTTATATGCTTGTTTAAAAGATGTAGGTAAAGCATACTTACCCTGAGCAATTCTTATATTTTCAGTTACTCCTTCGCATACTTGTAATAAATCTATAATGTTTTTTATCATACTATATTTAATAATTCTAAATTACTATCTCCTGTTATTAAGTTTGTCTTTATACTATTAATTCTATAGTTTCTATTATCTAACGAAATTTTATCATTCAATTTTAAATTATATATAATTTTTAAAGGAAGTTTCGCTTTTACTTTAGTTAATCTTCTAGAAGTATTGAATACATCTTGAATATATGTCTTATAACAGTTCTCAAATAATGTACCTGTAAAAGTAGATCCTCCTGTAAATTCATTTACCTCTAATTGAAAATTAATATTATCAGTTGAAGTAGAAGAGGCTATTGCTCTACTATTACTAGGAATCCAATATGAAGTATTAGAAGTGTTTAATGTATCAGTAGCTTTAAGTGCTATTGCAGTTGCACTAGATTGAAAAATAGCATAAAATATTAATGGAGATCCATAATAAGCCTCCTGATTATCATTAACAAACCATCCCCATTGTATATCTGTATTTGCTACTAGGGCTGGATTTACTAATCTTTGATATTGGAGATGTTCAAATGGTAATTCTACTTTATAAGTTTCTGTTGGCCCATCAAAAGATGAATCTCCTTGATATTCTATAGTACCCCATCCTGTAATCTCTAATTGCTCAAATTGTTTTGCTAAAAAAGTTCCTAAACCTTTATATCCAAATTTTATCTCTTTAAAAGGTAAAGCTACATCTACCTTACTTGTTTTTATATTTACATACTCATCTATATTCCAAGTTGTAGTACTTGCTGCATAATACTCATCTAATTTTTGTACTACAATAGTTCCTACTTCATTTACATAGGCAGTTAGATTAAACATTTTAAAAATACCTGTAAGAAAATCTATTACTTTCATTTTAGGAATTTGCTCATCTATTACAAATTCAAATGTAGTTCCTGTTTGTGTTTGGCTTGTAGATCTCCATTCATCACTCCAGGATGTTACACTACCATCATCAGCACCTCCTAAATTACCTGCTATTGCGAATCTTACACTAGCTGATGGAAAAGTTACTGTATCTACAGATCCTACCGAAAAAGTATAAGTACCTGATGATAAAGTAAAATTACTTTCAGTAATTAATTGAGTATCTTGCACATCTTGCCTTTGATGAATTAAAGATCCATTTCTAAATACCTTTAAAGTATAATCTGTAGAGGCAGTTGATGGAATAAAACTAATGGTAAAGCCTGTTATAGTATTAGGCCAAGTAACATAAGTAGATGATATATTAACTCCATTTCCAGGATTAGTAGTTTTTGCTGGAGGAGTACTAACTAAAGAAAAACCTGTTACTGTACTAAATTGCATAGAAACCTGTTGAGCTGGTTCTACATCTCCTTTTTTTCTATGTAACCATAAATATAAATTATACCAAGTAGCATTAGAAGTATTAAAAAAGTCATTAGAAAAAGTAATACTATATTTAGTTTGTATTGCTAGTATTATTTCGTGTAATCTTAGAGCAAATTTAAGATCAGACCAGAAAACACCATTAGCATTTGAAGAGTTTACATAAACTAAATTACCATTACCTGTTTTAGAGGTATCATAGTATAATTGTCTTGTATGAGTTATTAAGGGAGTAATAAGAGGGCCTGAAGATGATATAAGATTAGCTCTAATATTAGTATGATCATAATCAGTATCACTCGCACTTAAATCTAAGGCAGATAATTGATCATCTCCAAGTAAATCTTTTAAGTTTACTGTTTCTCCAAAGAATGTAATTCTATATCCTGTAGGTTTATTTTTTTTAAGATCTACTCCTTCTAACCTTACAAATCCTTTTTTAAATGGTATATTATTTAATTGAATTTCTCCTGCTACTTTATTTCTTGCATCAAAAGTATTATCAATTTCATAATTATAATAATGCTTAAATAATTTATTATTTGTTTTAGATGAGGGTACTGTAAAAGTTTGAGTAAACTCTGTAAAGATCTTAGCTATATCTTTTATGTTTTGAATTGTTTGAGTTATAGAAACACTCTCATCCTTAAAGAGATCTACTCTAGTACCACTTATAAATAATTGTAGTTTTTGCATTTATCTAACATTGTTTATATAATCAAATGATTCTTCAAATTGTATTGTATATTGTATTAGTTTATCATTTACTGAGGTTTTGTGAGTAATATTACTTGTTTTAACTGTTAAAGGAACTATCTCATCACTACCTGGATTAGTAAATTGAGGCCTTACCATCCACACATACTCAGATAATAGCAATTCTTCAAACCAAGCATTGGCATATTCAGGATAATAACCTGATGATAAAGAGTGTGATACCTGGCCTTGTTTATCTACTGTTGCTATAGGATGATTAAGATTAGAATAAGTACCTGTTGTACTAATTATATTTCTTTGATAATTAGTTGATTTTACATTTGTTCTATTAACTTCTTTTAAGAAAAACCAAAGCTCCTGTAATGCTCCATATCTATTTATAAATATAATCTTTCTACCTTCTCCATATTTAGTACAATCTATTCTGTTAAAAGTAACTGTTGTTGATTCTATTGAATCTGAAGTATCTCCTCCTGAAAAATCTTGAGTTTGTATTGCACCATTTGAATCAGTATATTGAACAGCTCCCTCAGCACCTGTAGGAACGAACACCTCATAAGTATCTGGACTTGTTGCATAATTAGGAGTAAATAATACTGTTCTAGTACCAACTGTTGGATTAGATCCTTGATTAAAAGTACCATACCCATCTAAACCTATATGGGCTACTGTATCAGTACTGCCTATTTGAGTACCTCCAGCATTTGTTTCTGGATAAAATTTTATATCTCTTGATATTGTGATTGAGTTTAGTGGATAATCAGGAGGAGATAACTTAACTGCTGGAGTTAAATAATCTCTACATAATTCAGCTATCTCAAATAATACAGGGCTACCTGCTGTACAATCTTTAATAATAATATATTGAGGACTACCTGCACCTGCTAAAGTTAATTCTAACTTAGCTGAAACTGCTCCTGATGGAGCTGTTAGTGTTTCATATCTTGGACTTCTTAAAAGTATTGTAGCCATATCTTATTTTTTTATACCTAGTATTACTTGTTTCTCAGTATCTAACAAAAAAGCATTTAGAAATTCATCTCCAAATCTTTGAATACCTTTATCAAAAGGATTAGAAAAAAACATAGTAGCTCTTAATCCAGTTCTCCATATACTGTTTACTATTATATATCTCATAGATTGATAACTCATAAATCTTCCTTTCTTATCTCTAAATTGAAATTTCTTTAACTTTATCCAATTTTCAATACCTGTTGTAAGCCCTCCTTTTGGCCCAGATCCTGATCCAAATTTAAAAGGGCTACCTGCTGTATTCTGATCTGCATAATGTCCTTGAGTACCTCTCACACCCTTATCCTGGAATACTCCATAATCTTCCATATCAAAATAAACATAAAATCCTTCAGGCCTTACATCTATTTTAGGTTTTATAGAATTATATAGCTTACCTGATGCTCTCTTTCCTTTTTTACTAAGATTAGATTTAGCCTGTTGTACTACATATTTAGCAAACTTATTTACTACTATTTCTAATTCAGCTAGTTTCATAATTTATAATTAATTCCAACACTACTATTCAAAATCTCACTATCCCAAAATTTAACATATTCTCCTTCAAAAAATAAGGATAATGATTTGCTAATTTTCCATCCAAATATTAAACCTCCCTGATAATCACTCCATTGATCCCCAGATCCTTCAGAGTGCATCTGATTATGTCCTTGTAATCCCCATCCATTTCTATGTAAATAAGAGAAATCTTCATTGCCTTTTATATAATGATGATAAGGTAAAATCCAATTAGCGTAAGCGTGTAACCAAAACTTAGATCTATAATGATAGAAATCAGCACCTACTATTGGAGCTACCTCCATAAATGGATCTAACTCTGCCCATTTCTCCTTATTAAATCTATTCATTAGATCTCCAAATACTCTATCTCTAAAATCTCTATCTCCATAGGCTACTATCTCTCCATCAGGATCTCTCCATATCCAATCATAGAAAACATCTCCTGTACTATAATCAGTATAAGATGTATAATGATCAGTATATCCATATTCAAAGCCTAGAGTGTACCAATAGTTTTCTGGATTGCCTTGATCATCTAATTCATTTAACCAAAGCTCTATAGGATTGTATCCATAGGCTTTTTGATGAGATCTAGCAATAGCTCCAACAGATATACTTAGTTTTTTCCCTATTGGCAGTTTAAATCTTACCTCAGCAGATTGATATTCAAAATCTACATTACCCTGCTTTCTTTGTTCTATTTTTACGATATGATATTTCCCTGTATGTCTTAAAAAGTATCTTGAATTTTCAAACTCTTGAGATCTTTCTCTTTCTTTCTCAAAGTGGAATAAATACTCAAACCCTTTTACTGCTCCTGTAGGAGCTGATATACCTACCATATTTTCAGATCCATCTATATAGTTTTGTTTAACCTCATAATCATATCTGGCTAATCTTCTTATACCAAATCCTAATCTATAATCAAAAGGATGATATACTGTTTCATCTATAACTTCTGGAACTGCATATAAATCATCAGGATTAGTTCTTATAAAATAATCAGGATATTTACTTTCATAGGCCTCCTTAATATCTCCAGCTACATAAATAGTAGAATACTTAAATACCTCATCATATATTTTCTTAAATACTTGGCCATTAACATTTGTTGTTAATAATATTAATAATATTGTTATTAGTTTTTTCATAATCAAAATTTGTCCTCTATTAGTTTGTCTATATGTTTGTTAATTACTTCTATGCAATTTTCAGGAAGTTTAAGATCAATACCACTTTCTACTCTTGTTATTTCTTTACCATTATGATACAGTATTATAGTAGGTAAATACTTAATCTTTTCTTCTTTAAATATTACTCCTTTATCCTCCATTTTAAAATAGTATATATTATATACTTTAAAAGGAGTTAATTTTATTTCAGAATCTTTTACAAATCCTGCTGAGAATTGTACTATACTAATATCATCTTTAAAATCTTGACTATAAGAATAGCCACTTATTAAGATTGATATTATAAGTATTATTTTTTTCATTTTACTTTCTACTTAATTCATATAATCTATCATCTATTTTCTGTAAGTTTTCTTTTATTTCGTGTATGTCCTTTGACAATACATCTTGTTTTTCTTCTAATCTTTGCACAGTTGAACGAACCAACTCATCTTTATATTGAAACTCAACAGGATTTACAGAGTTTGTTTTTAAGTCCTCTACATCTTCTGAATTTTGAGCAACTGAAGATGATAAAGTAAAATAAGTGGCTGCAAGAGATATTGTAAAAAATACAATTACTCCTATTGTTTTTAAATCAAGTGTTAATTTTGTATTCTCGCTTACATTCATTTTAGCATATAGTTATATCGTTATAAATAGTAATATCCATTGTAGCTGTAAATCCAGCTAATTGATTTTCAAACCTATCATAAAAAGGTTCTAGAGTTGGATCTGAATCTAACTGATATTGCTCAGTATGTAATGATCCTCTTCTTAATAATTGTATTAGTTTATTTAATACTCCTAATTGAGTATTTAGTATATCTTGAAGATTATTATTTCCTGTAAATATATCTACTGGTAAATCTTTAGATTCATTTACAATATCCATAGCAAGTACACTAACATTAAAGCTCAGAGTTTGTTCTCCTACTACTACACTATTTACTATAATATGAGCCATAGGAAACATATCTTGCTTTCTTAAATTAACATCTGATATATCTCCTGTAGTAACAGTATTAATACTTTGATCTTTAAGGAGTTGCTCCTTTAAAGTATTTGTTATTTGGTAAAATCCTCTTATTCCCTGATTACTCATTTAATTTTCTTTTTAATTTCTTTTGCCTCCAACTCATTTTTATCCTTCATATAAGATAACCAGGTAAAACATTTATGAACATTTAATTTAGTGATATGTTCAATTTTTGTAATGTCTGATCCACATAATTCCCAAATCGCATTATACCATCCCCATTTTTTTCCAAAGTTAGATACTGCTGATAAATCTCCCTCTGATCCCCCTCCTCCAAAGATTTCAGGATATGATTTGATAAATCCAGACCTAGTTTCATCAAAAAAAAAATTGATGAAGTAACAGCACTCATAGGCATATCTAATAAATACTTATCATTCTCTACATTGTACTCATCAATAGCATACTTCTCTCCTATACTTGTAAGGATGGGCCTGTATAGTACATTCATTGCTTTTTCAATATTATCCCAATCTCCAATATATGTATCTAGATCTATATACTCTCCTAATGTCATATCATCTAACGAAGGATGGAAACCATATTGAGTTTCTCCTAGTTTAAATTTCCTTACTAAAGAAGGCTTATCATTAAAGGTTTTATCTAATATGGAGGCTACCTCTTCTGAATCTTTATACTTCATTCTATATACTTCTTTTAATGATACCTTACAAAAGATCTCAAGCATTTTAGCTCTTATAAATTTAGGATCATCATTCTTTTCCTGGATCTTTAAAAAGTGTTTATAATCTCTTAGAGAAACATCATCCATACTTCCAGGAATATCTAATTTTATTTTCATATTATTATAACGAATTTAATTGAACATTTTACTTAAAAAAAAAAAGTAGGCTAAAGATACATAAACCACTCAGAAATTGTACCTCTGCCTACTAACCAAACAAACTAACCTAAACAAACTATGAATAAAAGTGGTTTAGAAATTTTGCTTATAATCTTTTAATAGTTTTTCATATTTATCTTTTAGTTCTTGATGTTTATCTTTTAGTTCTCTTAGATCTAGCTGGGCCTGATTAGCTCTTTGTCTATAATCACTTATAGCCTCTTTATGGAAAGCTATATCTCTTTGGATCTCTACTACATAAAGGGTAACCTCTAATAAGTTCTGATCAAAACTTTTAAGCTCTTTATTATTAGGCTTTAGCTTTCTCCATTTTTTAACCAGGCTTGAGCAGAGCTGCATATTATTATAATACTCAAGATCCTTTAAGTTGGTTACTTTGTCTATTGGCATACTTAAAGTTAATAAATTTTATCCATAGTAGATAACCATAGTTATCCAATATAGAAAAAAGATGGAGAGAACAAACAAGAACTCTCCAATCATTTTTGATATAAATTTAATCTTTTTCATAAAACACTTCATCTAATACTGTTATATTATCCCAATTAGTGAGGGCATAATTAATAAAATTATCTATATGCTTTTTATTATTAAACTCTCTATTTACATAAACAGGCTTAGCCTGTCTATTCCTAAATACTAATGTAGCTTTAATTCCCATTCTGTATAAAATTTAATTGCTTTTGAGTGTAGAAAATATCCCATTTGTGTGAATCTACTATTCTTTTTTCAGTATCAATATATTCTCCTTCTGCATTTACTAATTTTACAAATCTAAGAGCATTTGATTTCCTAGTAAATATTATTTCAGTACTACAAATTTTTGATAGATCAAAGAACATTGTTCTATTCCATTCAGGAGAAATAAACTTATATTCAACATAATGTTGGCCTCTCCTGGAATATGGGCTATATACTGCATCAAAGATTTCTGTTGTATCTTTATTACATATTGTTTTTAATGGATTATCTTCTTTAAGAGAATCACTCATTTTAGAATAAACATCAATTATTTTCATTTGTTTGGTTTTAAATTAGAGGCCTTTTAATTTGTCTTAGAGTAGCTACGACCTTTTTGCAGCATTTTGCTATTTAAGGATAACTCCTTTGTTGCCTCGTTAGGTATCTTGCTTTGACCTTTGCTCACTCAACCGATCCGATATTAAATGGGATCTGACTTTAACAACGCCATAAAGATATAATTAAATATTGGATATATCAACAAAAAACTTGAAAACTTTTAATTTATTATGTATCTACCTCTGTTTGGATTTTTTAATTCCATCATTAAAGCATACCTACAAGCATCAATACAATCAGGATGAAGGCCTGTAGGTTTCTGGAGGTTATTGCCTTCTTTATCTTTATCCCATACATATCCTTGTAGCTCTCTTATTAGATTCTTAGATCTTGAAGTAATATAGATCTCATTTTGGTTTATTAGGTTAAGACCATATACAACTGAATCTCTACCCTTAGTAACAGGAAATACTTTATGCCCATAGTTTCTCAGCTCCTGGATAGATTTAGGTTCAGCAGAATCAGCATATATATTATAGCTTATATTGTTTTGTCTAATGAAATAACTTAGATCTCTATTTAACATTCCTTTACGATATAGGATCTCATCAAAGATATAAGCATCATTCCATTTGTAAAGGTTTATAATAACAGAAGGATCTACAGAATAGCCTAGATCTAATCCAGCACAAAGTATTCTAGCATCAGTTGGTATTTTATCTATTGATTTCCAATCAGGAATACAAGCTCCTTCTAAACTACCTATCTCTCCAAGTCCATATACCTTCCACCAATTAGACCAATATGTAGAAGTATTAGCTTTATACTTAGCCTTCTCTATTTCTCTTACTATTGTTTCAGGGAGGCTATCATTATCCTTATAAGTAAGAGTAAGGAAATCTGTATCTTCTTGGCCTATTAATTCTTTATCTACCCAGAATAAATTAGTTGGATTATAATCTAACCAAATATTATTAGATGTTCTTATAGCTAATTGCTGATAACTATCAAAGTTTACATTGTTACACTCATTTAAGAATAGATCAGATCTCCTAGCTCCTCTGAGTTTATCAGGCTGATCTGTACTAAAGAACTCTAAGTAACTACCATTATGAAATTCGTATTTTAAGGTACTTCTATTGTACTTTCTCTCATCATATCTATTCAAGGCTTTAAGGATGTTTAGAAAGTCCTTTAAAGCTCCTCTACGCAAATGAGGTACACTCTCAGATACCACACTAATCTCAGATCCTGGATTCCTTATTGCATAGTCAATTAATATAATAAGTATTGCTATTGTTTTACCTGCTGAAGATCCTCCCCTAATTATCTTTATTCTCTTATCTAGATTTCTTAGTTTATCTAATGCTAAGGTTTTTTGTATTTGCATTAATCAATAAATATAGGCAGATCTTCGTTTATATGTATGTCTTTAGTTTCTTTAGGCCTACCTGCATAATAATTATAAAAGAGCTGAACATACTTATAATCTCCTTTTTTTAATCCTGCCTCTAATGCTTCAAATGCTAAAGGTTCTAAAGGAGTTAATTTCTCTATAAGATTTAGCTCTTCTGATTTAGGTTTTCTACCAGCACCTTTTCTTTTGCCTCCTCTATTTTCTACTTTCATATTTTGAAAAACTTTGATTAATCAAAAATATAACGAAAAAAACTACTTAATTTGATCTTCAGGATCTCTATTTCTATTATACTGTTGTTTATACCACTTATCATCCCTTGATTTTTCAAGTTCTTTTTCTAAATTAGCTAAGGATCTCCAGCAGATTTTTGCACTATGTCTAATACCATCAGTATCTATTTTACCTGCTTCAAATAAATGCCTGGTAAGAGCATCTAATTCATCTGTACTTTTAGATCTATCCCAATGTAGAGGTTTATCTGGATGATGCTGTTGATTTCCTATATATGAAACCTTAGCTACTTCAGCTAGAGCTTTAGGAAAGTATTTTATTAATCCTGTATATATAGGGATCTGTTTTCTTTTGTCTTTATTGGTTTCCATTTAAAATAATCTTGTTTGTGCCTTATGTTCTTCTATTCGTTTGTTTGCTGCTTCAAAGTATTCTTTGTCTATTTCATATCCTGTCAGATCAAACCCTAAATTATGACAAGCTATGCCTATTGATCCACTACCTAAATGTGTATCAAGTATTGTATCTCCCTCTTTAGCATATTTCATAAGCAACCATTCATAAAGTTTTACAGGTTTTTGTGTTGGATGTAACCTGCCTCCATTATTTTTATTGTTTGCTAAAGCACCTCCTCTACTAAAATCAAATATCCTCATAGCTTTATTGGTTTTTGAATACCAAGCTAACTCCCCATCGGCTAAGCTAAATTCCCTTTGTTGTTTGTTCCAAATAATAAAAGAATTACTAAATTGCCATAAGTAAGAAAAATAATTACCACCCCATATAATTTGTCTTTTAGAAACTCGCAATAATTCAATAAAAAATTCGTTTGTAGGTATAGCGTTATCCCAATTAGTTTTTTTGTACTCTTTCCATCCCCTACCTGATTTGTTTTTACCTTTTGCCTTTTTTCTGTTTTCGGCAGCTTTATTTTGTGCAACATCAGCTCCAATACCATAAGGAGGATCAACAATAGCTAGGTCAAACTGATTATCTGACATATCTTTCATAACTTCCATACAGTCTTTGTTATATAGGTTTATCATAAAACCTTTTCTTTCCAGGCCCATTCTCTCTTCATCAGATCTATTTTTTCTATTACTTGAGGCTTTTTACTTTCAGGGATATTAGCAACTAACTTTACTAAAGGATCTTCTAATTTCTTTTTTAGATTATTACATTTAGTTTCTAACACATCTACTTTATTTATTTCATCTTGATCCTCTTCTATAAAATCAAACTCATTTAAGATCTTAATTATATCTTCATTTGTTTTATATATATACCATTTTTTATAACTATTCATTAAAGTAGCGTGGTTTACAGGCCAACCTTGAGAAGTGTAAAACTTCTCCATTTTTTGCCATCTCATTTTTAATTTTTCTCTAAGTATATAACATAGTAATCCTCTATGCTCTATTACATTTCTTTTTCTAGTTTTTTCAAAAAGATTTATTCCTGATATTTCAGTAATTTTATTTGCTATATCTATTGCTTTCATATTCTTAATTTTAGTAAGTGATAACATTCTGAGTATTTTTCTTTGGCTTTGCTTTTATATTCTTTCTTAAATAACTCATATAATTTCCTAGTATATTGGTATTTTGTTTTACATCCTTTGTAATATTTCTCTGCAAACTTAACACCTCGCCCCTTGAAGTAATTAACATTATCAGAAGAATCTCCGATTATACATTGAGAATAAAAATTATATAAAGCCTGATCTTCTGTTATATCATATATTTCTTTTTTTACATAATTATATATCATTGCTGGAAATTGTTTATAATCTTTATCTATTGATACAATTAAAACCTGATCTCTACCTACATCATTTTTTATTCTATTCCAATTCGCAGCTACAAGATCATCTGTTTCTAATCCTCTTGTATATATACTATTATAAGTTTGTTTAACAAAGCTGTGCATCTCATATAATAAAGGAGGTTTTTCTTGTTTCTTTCTATTTGCTTTATAAGTAGGAGTGATCATCTTTCTGAAATTTCCTGAAGATCCTGAGAATGTTAAAATGTTTTGAATATCAAAATGCTCATCAAGATCATTAATCATTTTCATAAATTGTTCTGAGTATTTATCTTGAGCATCTCTAATATCTCTATAATATATATCATCAGGTTTCTCTCCATTTATTCTAGTTCTATAACAACTAGCAAAAATTAAAGAATCAGCATCAAAAAGAATTGTCATATAAAATATATAATAATGTTAATAATAACCCTATGATTGATATACAAGTAACCTTCATAGTTTCCCTATATTTTTTGTCAGACCTTCCCTGCCTTGACCTGTATTGCCTCTTTTTCATAACCTCTTGATTATCAGTTACTTTCCCTCATCAATTTATATAAAGGATCAGTTGGTTTTATTCTTATTTTTCTTCCCTCCCATTTTAAAAAATAATCTGGTAGTTTTGAAAATTCTCTCCTTTCGGATTTTGGTATTGGATTTTTCATAAATGCAATATACAAAATTATTAACAAATAATTTAATTACTATTTAGGTTTATAATAGATGCCATATTTTCAGTTAGAAGATATACTTGTTTTTTTATCTTCTTCTTTTCCCAGATTGTAGTAGAAGGGCAATATAATTCAGTAGGATCTGGCATCTCCATTCCATCTAACCAATACATATAATTGCCTTTAGGATCATTTACAAAATATAGTTTTACTATATCTTTAGGGAGGCTCATTAAATAATCATATTTAGATTTCTCCAGGAGTTTTTCATTATAATATTTATCTCTGAATTTCATCTCAATAACCACTCTTCTATTTTTTGGAGAAAGGCCCTCAGCATCCCAGCTATTATTTTGATCTCCTACCCATTTGAGATCCCATCCAAACACATTAAGAATCATAGTTACTGCCCTTTCCCATTTATGGACTTCTTTAATTTCCATTATCCCATATCTTATTGAGATCTTTTATCCATTGTTTAATTACTTTTGGATTACAGGTACAAGGTAAATAATACGAATGTTTGTGTTTTGCAGCGTGGAGTTTTGAAACCATTTCAAATTCTGCTCTAGTAAGGAATGATTTTTTACCCATACGAAATTTTCTCCATTGTTTTCTTTCATCTTTATTAAATTTTGTTACCATCTTTTTATTTTTATTTTATTTAGGGATTTTTTTCTTTTATCACAATCACATCTTTCATATCCCATTTTTTTGGCTACCCAAGTAGCGAATCTTTTGCCCTGTCCTATTGTAATTATATTTATTGTTTTTTCTATTAAATTTCCTAGTTTCATTATTTTCTTGGTATTTTAATTGATTTTAAATCTTCTTTTTTTATTAATGTCAAAATATCTTTACTCCCTTTTCTGTTGTAAAGTTTGTATAATGGAAAATCATTTACATAAACCTTTTCAACTTTATCTTTAATTAACTGCACCAAATCCTCTCGCCAAACAAACAGCCATTCATTAACCTGCTTAAAAGCTATATAGTGTGCCTTACCAAAAGCCCACCCATTATAGCCATAACAGTTTCTAATTTCAACCCATAAATAATCATCATTTTCAGGCTCACCCCTTCTAAGGCTTTTTCTGTCTTTGATATCTACTGTTATATTGGTTTGGATTATTTGTGTAGTAAATGCAGCTTTGCCATCTATATGGTTGTATTTGTTTTCGTTGAGTGTAGCAGGTTCAAAGCCTAAATCCTTTAAATCTTGTTCTTCTATTGGGCTGTACTTTTTAATTAATTCCTGTGCTAATTTTCTGTTATACTCATTCATAACTTCTTCTTTAATATTTCTTTTACCTTTTTATAAGTATTATAAAGAGAGTAATAGGGTATCCCTGATTTTCTAGATAATTCTGCTATTGATGTACCTGAATTTACCAGCTCAAATACTTTTTTATTATACCAATACATTTTATCTAATTCTTTTTGGATCTCTTTATATTTAGTTTCATAATCTATATAGTCATCTGCTTTTTTATATTCAGTTAAATGTCTAACTATTGTAACTCTTTTTTTCTTTCTATATAAATCTATAAACATACTTCTCAAACACTTAAATATATAATAATAATTAATTTCATCATTATAAGATATATCTAGTTTATCATTTTCTATTTTAAGATAAATTTTTATATACATTTCCTGCACCAGATCCTTTGCTGTTTCTGTATCTAAACCAAAAGATTTACAAATATCTATCCAATCATTATGCTTGTTGGATAGCATTTTCATATATTTTTTTTTCATAGGCTTTATGCTAAAGGATCATAGAGATCATTTACATAAGGTAGTCCTATTTCATTTATTGTAAAGCTAAAGGTTTCAAAGGAATAATTCCTACTCCTTTTGCATTTAACTGTAACCCATTCTTTGTTAATTGTGTTTTGTTCAATCTGTATTTCACATTCTACCTTCTTGATTAATGCAGATCCAAGATGGCCAGTGGCCTTATCAGATCCATAGTTAGAATGTATTACTGTTATTATATGGCAGCAATATTTAGCTGAAAACTCCATTAATTTCTGTACTGTATAATTTGCCTCCTCTAATGAATTTACATCCATACATAGATCAGCTACGCCATCAATTACCACCATTCCTATATTTTCTTTTGTCTTTAAGCAGTACTCTATAAATTCTATCCTGGTTTTTGGAAACTCAGCTCTTAAAGAGTATATAGAATAACATCCAGGAGATTCATTACTCATATCTACGATCCTCTTTGCCACACGCTGAGTATGCCAAGCTCCCTGCTCTGTATCTATATGTAAAAGACATCTACCATTTCTATGGCCTTTTAGTTTACCTCCAAATCTATTCGTACCACTTAAATAAACACTCGCTAACAAAGATATAAAAAATGTTTTTTTGCTTTTTGGAGGAGCAGTTACACAGGATAGATTAGAATAAGTGCAAATTGGCACAGGTAAAAGCAGATCTCCTTTACTAGATTTAATAAGTTTTTCTCCTAATGATATGGCTACAGGAGGATAAGATAATTGCTCTGATGTATCTATGAAACATTCTTTTTCAAGTTGTTTCATTAAGTTTTGTTTGTCTAGCATTTAGTAAATATAAAAAAAAAGAGGGTAAGATACTTATACCTTTACCCTCTAAATTGTTAGTTATAACCCTTTATCTTAGAATGGTAAATCCCCTGATTCTTCTTCTTTATTAACAACCTCTCCTTTTAAAGCAGTCATTGCTTGTTTCCACTTTTCATCTCCATCCCATTTCCAATTATCTCCATCTTGTTTAAACTCTCCAATAGCATTTACAGTTAAATACATTCCTTTGAAGTATTCAGTTTGAATATCAGAATCTTCTCTCTCTTCCTTAGTTTGAGGTTTAGAAAAAGATCCAAATTGTAAAACCTTTCCATTATCATTATCCCAAACTTTAGGATCATCTAAACTTATTTTTAGATCTAGGTTTAAATATGTACCTGTTTTAGTTTTAACAAAATACTGTTTTGGTAGTTTTTCTACATTGATAGCTAATTTGCTATAAATAATTTTTCTTGCCATAATTTTAATTTTAATTTAATTTTTGTAACTCTAATTTAGTGAATTTATCTAACATATAATAGTTTTCAATCTCATCAATACTTGTAGTTTGCTCTTTTAATCTTTTAGCTACTTTCTTATATTTATCAGAATTGAATTTTAAAGGAGGTAATTGATTAGCTATAGCATTTTGTACCTCCTCTGCTGATGCAACTGATGTATCTAAACCTATTCCTAAATTACCTAAAGCTCTACCCCAAGATGAGGTTTCACAATTCTCTACATAACTTGTTTTGTTTATAAATGTAGATCCTTTTATTTCTTCAGCTAGTCCTGTAGAAACTGCTACTCCACTATCATTCCTTATTGTAGTAAGTATTAATATGGAATCAGGAGTTTTTTCTATTACTTCTGAAGTAAGGGAAAATCCAGGATAATTATTTCTAAAATATTTTAACCTTTCATTAACCTCTACATAATCTTTGCCTTTAATTTTAATCGTTTTTAATTTCTGTTTCATATCTTTTTTTTAATTTATTATTTTCTTTTTTACACTTGTCTAATTCTTTTTTATTAAATTCATAAGCCTTAGCTAATGCTAAAATTTGCTTATCTCCTTTAATATAGGGCCAATCTTTATGTTTCATCTTTCAAAAAGATTTTCTCCAAATATTAAATCAGTTGTTGAGGCCTCGTGAATCCACACATCAATCATTGCATATAACAATTTAAGATCCTGTAAAGTTAGATCTTCATAAATTATTAAGTTTTTAAGCGTGGATTTAATCGTGGAGGCTGAAGAATAATTCTCAATATTCTTATTTAATGATAATTTATATTTAGATTTTAATCTGTCATATAAATTTAAAACAGGAAGAGGCTCATTCAAAACATAAGCACTTTCTGTACCTGATATTATATCTTCAGGATTTAAAAATGGATTATTCATATATCTAAAGTTTAATTATAATTTTTATAAAGATATTAAATTTTTTGTGAAAAACAATAGGCAGGGCAAAAAAAAAAGGATTAAAATTAATTAACCCCTTTTTACCAAAGACAAAATGAACAGAACTATTATAAAATTAATTAATTTTTCATTAAATCTATAAACTCTTTATATCTATTTATTAACGAAACCAGCTCATCATTTGAAAACTTAGCTGTCTTTCTGCTTTCTTGTAACAATTCTTGAGCAATATCGTACCCATATTCTTTATTGA